CTAATGTTTTTTTCTTTAAAGCAAAAGACCAGTCATATAATCCTAATGCCATTCTTTTTACATCAGGATAAATTGTACTAGCCATTTTAGCTGCATCACTTCCATCTGAAAGAGATGTAATTTCATTACTTCCTAATAAAATTAATGCACCATTAATAATTTTTACGTCAGTATCTCCAGTTGCCATAATAAAATCTTTTTTGTTTCTAAAAAAAGGAGCTTTCTGTTTCCAGGTACACAGCTCCAATAACCCAGAATCTTATTCATATATATTCCAGTTAAATCCTAAGGATTAGTCACTATCAGTGTTCGCTAGTGTAGTACCGTCGTTCACGTCCACCACAGTTCCTGTGTTTGATAGGACATAAACTAAAGTTGCTACTAGCGTACCGCCAGTACTTGAGTTTACGAAAATCATATCGCCAACACCAACCTCACCTGCTACTGAATCAAAGTAGCTTTCAGTGTTTACTGTAGCGATAGTGTCCGCTGTAGTATAACTCCATATTGCAGGAGCTTTACTTTTTTTGCTTTGACCGCCTATCGGATTCCAACCATCTCTATCAAAAGCCATAACTATTAACTTTCCCTCGCAGTAATTTCAACTATACCTTCAGCATCTATATGTGTAGATCCTGCAGAAAACATTGCATTTACTAAATGCGAAGTTTTTTCTGGGATATAATTGATTTCTGTTCTAGCAGTCATATTTTCTGCTAAACCAATACTAGCTTTATGAAAAGCAAAACATTGCCTATCATTAGAACCGTCTTTAGTCAAACCACCTTCATCTCTATCTCCAAGAGATACTACTTTAAAACCTAAAAAAGTATCAATTTGCCCATTAACCAACGCTTTTACATTGACAAAGTCAGATGATGTAACGCTAGTTTCAGATAATAGATTTGCTAAACCGTCAGCGTGGATAACTAAAGTACGATCCTCTTGTGGAACGTTATTTTTGTCCAGTAACAGTTTTGCTTCTCTAATTTTTGCAACATTCATATTAGTAGTAGAACCACCAATAGAATTAGCTACAGTTAAACTAGAAGAAGCAGCATCTAATGCAGCTATGATAAGTTGGTCAAGTCTACGCCCAATCGCTTTACCGCATAATTGAACAAGCTCTTGACGTTCCTCAAAGTTTACTTTTCCAGCTTGGAATATATCAGAATATTCTGCAGCTGAGTAATCACTCATAGTTGCTGTTTGAGGTGTATAGGAAACGCCTATAGGAACTACGTCAGATTGTGGAGTACGAACAGATGCTGTACCCTTTCCAATAACATAGAACTTTTGAGTGCTACCTTTTACATTTGGTTTAACTCTTACGTATGGTCTAAGGACACTTTCAGCTTGGTAGCTTTGTTTGACCTCAGAATCAAAGAGAGTTTGGAATACACCAGATATGTTTAAAGCCATATCAAGTATTTACCTCTATTTACAGATTAATAAAATTTTGTGTGTTAGCGACATAAGTGTCGGCACAGCAACGTAGGATTGACTACATCAGAAAGACCTGTGTCGGTTACCTTTCATTTTATTATATAGTATTTGTTATATAATCTTTCAATTAATCAATAGGAGTTTCAGGATCTTTTCCTGTTGCCCTTTTTAAAGAAGCATAAACCTTTGCTCTAAAAGCTGGATCTTCTTTATATTGTTTTGAACCTATTTGTGCTTTTATATCTTCAAGAGATTGTAATTGATCTCCTGTAGGTTCAAGTTTATGTGGCACTTGATCCCCTATCATATTTCTAACTTTTTCAATAAATCTTTGCCCAGTAGCATCAGCAGCAGCGATTTTAAATATATCTTCTTCTGCTTCTGTAAAAATTCCTTTGTTTTTTAAACCATTAAACCATAAACCATTTGCTTTTATTCTATCCTGTGCGTTTGGTCCAAGTTTTTCTATCTCTTTTTCAATATTTATTTTTTCTTGTTCTGCATCCAAATTAGATTCATTTATAACTTTTTGTGCTAATTCATTAAAAGCAAGTTGTGATATTCCGTGTTTCTTTGCCCATTCATTATATATTGGCACAGTTGGATGATTAGGTTCTAAGTTTTCAAATACTTTGTTATCATATTTTCCATCTTTTGGAGCTTTGTGCTGCCCTTTTGAAATATGATCTCTCAGCTCTTTGTATGCCTTAGATAATTCTTCTGACTTAACGCCTGATTTTTTATCCCAGAATTTATCCTCTAATCCTTCTGGTTTTTTTAATTCTTTTACTTCTTTTTCATCAAAAACATCTGGTTCTGATTCTTCCTCTTTTTTTTCTTCAGGAGCAAATTTATCAGCAAGTCCTTCATCAATTTGTTTTTCTATTTCTTCAGTAGAAGAAGGTAGCTCAGATTTTCCTTCAGTCGGAGAAACTGGTATATCTTCTTGTTCTTTTTCTTCTGTTTCTTGTTCTGCCATACTATATGTTGTGTTATTAATATATTATTCTAAATGTCTTTTCGTTCAAGTCTTTTTTTTATTTCTCTAACAATAGAGTTTTGACCTTCTCTTGCATATCCTAAACTATGATTTTGTCCTGGAAACCAACAAGGAATATCTATTGTAATACTTTCAAGATGATTTAAAACTTTTTGTCCTTCTGGTGTTCTAAACGTTTTTTTATATAATCTGTCTAAATCTAATTGTTTGTCGTGTAATTTTTTATTATCTTTATCAGCGTTGGCATTTATTTCATCCCAACCTTCTTGTTTAATATCTTTCATACTTTTTTTCTAAGTCTTTTAAAAAGTTTATTATATCTTGTTATTCTTTTCAAATGTTTTCTCCATTTTTCGTTTTGTGGATCGTAATTTTCTTCTGTTTCTGGTAAAGGATGTTCCCAAATACCAACATCACCCCATTTTTTTTTTGGTCCAGATGACATTGTATTTGGTTTTTTTCCAATTAGATTTCCCATTATGCTTTCATAACTTCAACAGCACCTTCAGGCATTTCTGCTTCAGGCAGCATACCTTGTTCTGGTGGTTGCCCTTGTGGTCCAGCTGCTCCTTGTTGCTGTTCCATCATTTGCTGAACCATTTGTTGTGATTGTTGTGCTATTTGTTGTTGTTCTTCTTCAGTTGTTAATATATCAGCAGGAATATTCATTTTTTCTGCTATATATGCAGCTACCTTTTCTGGTTTCACACTTGCCTGACCTCCTGGTCCTAATTCTTGTGTTATTTGAAAAAATTGTACCATATTATTAACATCATCTAAATTCTGAGCTTTCGCTAATGGAGATACAGGTATCATTTTCACTTCTAATCCATTAACTTTTAATGGTAAATCTATTAAACCTTGTTTGTCCATTATACTTAAAATTCTTTTTACAATAGGTATCATTGTTTCAGTTAATAATCTACCAAAAGCAGAACCTAAATTTTGTGCTAATTCTTTCATACGTTCAGCTATTTCTGTTGCAGAACGTGGTTTGAATTGTTCTGGTGGTAAACTTTCATCTAAAAGAGCTTTTTTAATTTGCATCCTTAAATCATTAATTTCAATTTGTGCTACATTAAAATCTCCTGCTCTAGGTAATGGTGCTAAACTTGCTCCCATTGGACCAGAATTTCTTGCAACTGGAATAATAGCTCCAGGCACAATCTTGACTGTTTCTGGATTTAAAATACCATCATCTGCTGCTGTATAAACTCCTGTTATTGCAAGTGAAGCATTTTTTAATAATAATTCTACAGTTTTATTTAGTGTTTTTATATCTGGTAATGCTGTTAGCAATGGTCCTCTACCATAAACTTCACCTGGTATTTTCATATAGCGACTAACTATAAAAGGCGTGTCTTTTAATCTTTTATATAAAATTTCTTCACTTGGTCCACTAGAAGAAAATGTTGGATCATCAGATTTTCCTTTTATAACGTGATAACAATAATCTCCCTGTTCTGGATCAAATATAGTTGCTTCTATAAAATCTATATGTTGTGTTGGATGGTCTTTAATATAGCTTTGTAATTCTTTTGAAAGTGTCGCTTCAGGAAATTGTCGTTGTAATGCTTCAGCTCTTATTCTAAATTTACGATAAACATTATCTACTGTTCCGTGTGGTCCTTCTTCTAAATTTACTAAATATTGTGGTATAGGTGTAAAATTAATTGGTGTATTAACATCTCCAGGTTGGATTAACATTACAGATGTTCCTACAGCTAAATCTAATAAAAATTCTCCAATAGCTAAATCAAAATTTGTTTGTCTTAAAAGACTAAACATTTTTTTTTGGTATTCATCTAATACTGATTGAACTTCTTGTTTTTTTTCAGGCGGTATATCAGATCCTGGTTCTAGTCTACACCATTCTTTATATGCAGGAAAAAGACTTGATTGTAGTCTATTAGCAAATCTTTGAGTTGATGATATTGCTGTTGAATCAAAAACACTTGCCATCTTGTCTTGTCCAGGCAATTTTCCTTCATAGTAACCTTCGTAAAGGTTTCTTTGTGGCAAAGCATATTTATAACAATCTTCGTATATGCTACGCCATTGTTCCTTTTTATTTTGAGAAGCACTATAGCGTTTTAGCACTTCTTCAGGTTTTAATCGCATCATAATTTTATCCTAGCCAAATATATAAACCCACGCCTAGCAAAACCCACCAGGCAGGAATTTTATATGTAAGCCACTTTTCTAAGTGTTCCATATAACATCTCCTTCTAAATTTTTTTTGTTCTGGACTACAGTTACAAATATCACAATAATCAAACATCCAATTCTTTGGATTCCACATTACCACTTTTTTTCTTTCCTTTCAATTTTTTTAATTTTAATGATTCTTTAGCAGCTTCTTCTAATTTTTTTATTCCTTTTATTGTTTCATCAATTTTGTCTTGATTTTTATATTTTGGATTTCTAATGTAGATTTTTTCCATTATGCACCCAATGTTGTTTTTTGTCTAGGATTTCTTGTTGAATATTCTGTGCCTAATGTTGTTCCTCCAGCTAACATACCAGTTTGCAGTCTTTGCCTTCTGCTTCTTCTTCCACGAATCCTGCGTTGTTCTGCTGCTGTTTTTTTTGGTGCGTCAAATTTGGATTGTACTTCTGTTCTTCTTTCAGAACCAGCACTTCCACTTGCTTTTTTAGAAGAAAAAACTCTTGTTATAGATGATACTGGAGAACCGCCCATTATGTTAAATCCTTTCCTGAACCTAAAACCATATCTCCATACATTTCACGTCTAACAGCAGGATTTCTATGAAATCTTGAATGTCTAGTTGTTCCTAATGTTTTCGGTTGTGCTTTTGTCATTTTCTTTGCTACTTGTTTTACTTGTTTTGGTTTCATTTTAATCATATCATCACTTTCATCCCAAAAAACTTCTTCTTTACTCACTTGATTTAAAACAGAATAAGCACCCATTCTTGCATCTCTTATATCTTCTGGATTTGTTAATGCTTTTCCTTCTCTTGACCATTTTCCTACTCCTGGTCTACCTGCTTTTAATGGTTTTGTCAGTTTTTGACCAAAATATTTTAATCCAGCTTTACCGCCCATCTAAACCTCTCTTGGATTTCTAACAGTACCTGTATCTGCCGTAGCTGTAGCTCCAGCACCTAATGTGTCCGAACCGAACATTTCACGATACATTCTTCTTCTTGATCTTAGTCTAGCAGCGATTTGCTTTCGTTCACTTAATTCTTTCCTATTTAATCTTTCCTCTTGTTCCTTTTGTGCATCTGTAGCAGCTGTTGAAGGACTAGGAAAACTAGGAGCTTTTGGCATTAGAAAACCCATTATTTAAAAGTACCTTGCATATAAAATCCAGTCTTGTTTATCTTGTCCGTAATTTTTTAAGATTCCTTCTTTAAGAAATAAGCATTTTTCTATCCATTTGCAAGATATTGTATTCAAAGAATGGACAGAAACCTGCATCCTATGTAGTTTATAACGTTCAGCAGCATATTCTAAAAATTTTAATGCTGTTTTATGGAACTTAAATTTATATTTAGGTAAACAAATATTTGGTATCATCCATAATTCTGCGACACCTTTCCAGTATGGCACAATACCCCAGCAAAGCATTGGTTTATAGTTATCTTCTAAAACAGAAAAACTTTCTCCTGATATTGAAAGCTGGTCCATATAATCATAATAATTATCAAATTGATTAAAACTTTGCTTATCAAAATCTTTTAATTCCATTCTGCCCAGTAGCTTAGATTGGAATGGAACTGTTTTTAATTTTACTCCATCCAGATTAAAAAGTTTATCGCAGTCTTTACAAGTTATCATTTTTTGAAATTTCTCCATCTTTTAGCCCATAACCAGTTGCCAAATCTATTATGTATCTTTGATACCCAATCCCAAAACCTATTATGATAAAAATTTTTACCCATTTTTTTAGCCGTCAGTAACTGACTTAATACCTTTGCATACAATAACACCCTTGTTTTTATGTGTAAATTTTTTTTTTTAAAATATATCAAAATCTGATTTAGCTACTGTAGGACCAGTAAAAGTATAATTTTTTTTAACTGTTAATGTTTTGCCTTCTCCTCCACCTAACAAACAATATCCTGCCGCATCCCCAACGTGTGAGTGTTGATTTTTATTTGGTATATCCCTGAAACGTTCTTGTCCTGAAACCTCTACTCTTTTAAAATGATAGCCACCTGATAAAGATTTTCTTAAATTAGTACAGTTAGAATTTATTAATAGTCCTGGTTTGCCTTGTATTAATCTGCCCATTGGACTTGCTAATGCTTCACGTCTTACTTTAAAATCATTAGTCATACAAGGTCTAGCATTAATCTCTAAAGTTTTTAAATGGTCAAAAGCAGTTACTTCATAAATTTGATCTCTTGCTTGTCCAGCAGGATCTCCCCATACCTGTATTTGATATTCAGAATACAAGTTATTTATTTCAGATTTTAAAAAAGTACCAAATCTTTCCAATCCCATATCTTCAGTTACTATTTCGTGTAATATGTGCCATCTGCCATTTGGCATTTTTTGTGCAAATACAGCAGCTGGAGTTAAACCAAAATCTAATCCTACCTGGATAGTAATATTTTTTTCTGGTTCAAGTGTGTGTGCAACCATTGTTGAATCATCATATTCACTCCATACTGGTTTGCCTTCCTGGACATACACATATTTTGCTTCTCCATAACATCTAATCCAGTCTAATTTTTTTCCATTTAATATTTGCTGATAATATCCTGAAGGAAGATTTGCTTTGTTTTCAGCTTTAGGATTTTCTTTCCACCAACGACCAGCAGAAAAAACATATCCTTTTGCTTCAGGTTTATCTGGTAATTTGTGTTTAGCAACATTTAAAACACCTGGAGGTTGTGTAAAAAATTTCCAAGAAAATTTCCCTCCCATCTTTTCTTTTTCTGATAGAGTATACCACCAATGGTCATCATCCATTGCATTTGTGTCCATCCACACACCATAAAAACTAGCACCGCCATCTTTTTTTGTTGGGTATCTTCCAACTCTATGTGTTAGTCCATCAACAACAGCTTTGGGTAACTCTCTTGCTTCATTTATCCAAGCTCCAGTTAATTCAAGCGATAACAATTTTCGCACATCCTTCGGTTGGTCTAGTGCTAAAAAAATGACTTCGCAGTCTATACCAGCAGCACCATCTCTTGAAGGCAGTTTCAAATGATGAGATATAGGAGGAGAATACCGCATCCTACCCCATACATTTTCAGGAAATATCTCTTGCCAGGTCTTAATTGTAGTGGTTTTTAATTCAGGATAAGAATTTCTAATGACTGCAAACCTGGAGTATTTAATTCCGTCTTTAGGACTAGGTTTCTGTTTGACAGCTCTAAGCATTATTTCTGCGGCACAAGCATAAGATTTGCCTGAACCAACTGGTCCTAGAATACCTCTAACAAAGTTATTAGAGTTTAAAAATTTCCATACTACTGGAGAGTGTTCAAAGTTAAGATTTAAGTTTTTCATACTTCATTACCCCAACAATCCCAACCATCTACTTTTTCTCTAGCAAACAATTCAATTCGTGGTAAATCTCCACAAAGTTCTACAATTCTATCTCTTACACAATCAGGTTTTCTTGAATGTTCTCTTGGTCGTTCAATAATAGTTTTACTAATACTTTTATTAATTCTTTTTGGTTTTCCTTTTGTTGCTAATAAACAATATTCTGTTGAACCTCTTGTCCAATAACCCAATCCCATTTTAGGTTTGTTTTGTTTTGTTATTTTTACCCAAACAAAACCCATAGTTTTAAAAGTAAAATTCCAACTTTTAATTACATCAAATGCTTTATCTAATAATGGATCTACACACCAAATAAATAAAATACAATTATTTGCTGATATTTCATTAACTGGTAAAGCACAAATATCTTTTAATTTTATTGTATTATAATGATTTATAGGTGCTTTTACTGTTCCTTTACCACTCCAATTAGAAAAGTGCCAAGCTGGATCAGCATAAATAATATTATATTTTTTGTTTGGAAAAGGTTTCATTCCGCCATCTTTTTATGCAGCGTTTTAACATCAACAAACCCTGCTTGTTTATAAGGAACTGGTTTGTTATCAATGCAAAAAATTTCTCCGTCTTTACTGCCTATCTTTCCAACCATAATTTTACTGCTTCCTTTCACCATTAGACAAGGATATAAAATTTTTTCTTCTCCCTTGACAAATATTCTTCTGTAAGAATCTTCAACAGTTAGTTTAGTCCGTGTCTTTCTCTTTCGCATTTTTCTCTAACATTCCTCCAATGTTGTTCTTTTTCTACTTGTTTTACCCAACGCCAATGAAAAAACATTCTCCATAACCAGGATCTGATGCAGGACACACTCATAAAAATTGCACCTATTATAAACATATTATTATAAGAAGTGTAAATACCAAATAAAGGAAAAATTAAAATTTGCATAACAACCGCCAGGAGATACCCTGTTCCAATATCTATAAATGATTCTAAAAAATGTTTTCTTCTAGTTACATATTTCATCATCATCTATAATCCTTAAAACTTTACAGTCCTTTTGCGTCAGCATAGAAATAGCGTGATCCGCATTGGTTTTTCCTGTTGCAGCTACTGTAATAACATTTGAGGACATAGACGCAATTCCTAGATGTGAGCAGCTAGTAAGAACGAATAATAATATTATTGGTAATTTGTTCATTTCTTTTTTAATAAGTCTTTATGAAAAACTCCTTTAACATTCATTTTTTGAGTTTTTGGAGTATTAGGAGAACAGATATATGAATATTGGTTTTGTTTATTTAATATTAATTCTGCATTAGACTTACAAGTATATAAATTAGAATAAATGTCTTGAAAATACAAAAATTCCCCAATCCAGATTAATAAAACATATTCCATCATAATAAAAAAAAACCCCAATCCCACCCTAAACTTCAGTACACACATCCGTTATTAGACCATTATTTTGTTTCTTTTTTTTTTACATCAATAATTTTTTCTTCCCTTTTTTCTTCTTTAGGACCACGCATTACTATCCCAATTACACTTGGCGTGTTGCTTTCGCTGTCATTGGCATCCAACATTCCAGATGCTTTAGCTGCCAGTTTAATAAATTGTGGTTTATCCCATAATTTAACTTCAACCGCATCTCCAAATTTAGTAGGAGTAACTTTAATCTTTTCAATGGATCTAATAGCTGCTTCGCTAATTTCAGAAGAATTTTTAACATATACCCTGCCTTCTTTCCACTCCATAATATCTGTAATCCTGGAGGTAGACAAGTTAATTATTTCTTTAGCTATTTTCTCTTTATTTTGTTCTATGACAGCAGAACGCTGCAATCTCTTTTGTAAAACCCTAACGCCACCAAATCTAGTTATTGGTATGCTGTTTTTCGGTGTTTTTGGCATATACTAGGTTAATAGATATATAGCACACAAAACCAGAATAGCAATAGCCAGGTTTTGCTTGTTGATTATAATTTGCATTATTTCTCCTTCTAAAATTTTGATAAATAAACTATGTAAGCTGCGAACAAAGTTAGTGTAAAAATCATTATCCAATCTGCTGGTGTCATATTAAAAAGGTATGTTGTCAGCTCCTCCCTCACTACCGCCTGGTTCAGGTTCTTTTTTTATAAATTCTGGTCCTAAAGTAATCCGAACATACTCCTTGCCGCCTTTGGAGGTGTTGTTAAACCCAGATAGGTCATAAGTTCCTTTCCTGAGAAAAACAATCACTCCTCCTTTTTCATCTTTAATCTCTATGTCCTGCTCTACAGTATACTTACTGTTTTTTAAAGCAGGATCGCTGCTTTTTTTGGCGTAATCATTCTTAAACAAATTTAATGATAAGTATGGATTTGCCACTTTTTTGTATAAACTTTCCTAAAACAAATTAATAAAAAAAATATCGTGTGATATACCCCATATAACGTTCCGCAGGGTAGGGAGGGTATACCGCCAATATTATTATATATAGCACCTTATAGAAACTAAATCAACATTTGGTTTCTATAATTTAAGTTTATTTATTGCCTTCTTCACAATATTCTGGGAGCTGTACTCATTGGACCACGCCCTATAAAAGAATCTTATACTGTATGGACACTCACGGTTATTCTTGTTCAACCATTCAAATCCCTGCTGTAACTTAGCTATAAGACCTTCAGTATGGAGCTGCTTCTTCGCTATTAACTCCGCTACTTCCTCCATATTTTTCATATAGTAATTTACTTCTTTACCATAATATCTTTTACAATAATCTTTAAATCTATTACATACTATTCTAGATTTTTCTAAATCTTCTTTAGTATAACCTTTATCCTTACCTTCTTTAATATATATATTATTAGTTACACGACACGTAGAAGTGACATTAGAACTACTTTTATCCACATTTATACCCTCTTTTACCACACTCTCAACTTCTGGACTAACAGCTGGTTTTATCTGTTTTTGTGCTTCGCTGGTATTAGAAACAGCAGCTCTTTCACTTGTATCTTTGCTAAACACAATAAAGTAGCAATTACCCTTTATTCTTGATCCAGCACTAGGTTTAGTAAAACTCTTCCTGATATAATCCATCTCCTTTAAAATCTTAATTTGATTGGTAACAGCTGTCCTGGACACGTTCAGCATTTTAGCTAAAGTTATCTGATTCGGAAATGCACGACCTGTAAAATCGGAGTAACTGCAAATAGCAGCTAGAGTTCTAAAAGCTGCTTTATATCTTTTAAATCTAGGATCTTTAATAGCTCTAATTGGAATATGAGCATAGGTTCTATAATCTTTTTTCCGTGCCATAAGTCATTTTTTTAATATGATGATCTATTGTTGAGTGGTCCAAACCCAAA